GCGCACGGCGGGCTGTACCGCGACGACTCGCAGATCAAGGATTTCGCCTGCCGCATGTGTGAACCGTTGCCGCCCGACGGCAAAGCAGTCGTGAGGATCGGGCGACAATGAGAATGACACTGCGACCCTACCAGGAGGAAGCGGTGGCAGCGGTCTACGAGCACCTGCGGAACCATGACGACAATCCCTGCGTCGTGCTGCCGACCGGAACGGGCAAGAGCCTGGTGCTCGGACAAATCGCCACCGATGCCGTGACCGTGTGGAACGGGCGGGTGCTGATCCTGGCCCACGTCAAGGAACTGCTCGAGCAGAATGCCGACAAGATCCGCAGGCTCTGCCCTGACCTCGAGATCGGCATCTACTCTGCCGGTCTCAACAGCCGCGACACCGACACGCCCGTTCTCGTGGCGGGCATCCAGTCCGTCTATCGCCGGGCCTGCGAACTGGGTCCGTTCGATCTGATCATCGTCGATGAGGCGCATCTGGTCCCCGCCGATGGCGAGGGCATGTATCGCACCTTCCTCGAAGAGGCACAGGTTGTGAACCCGAACGTCCGCGTGATCGGACTGACCGCGACGCCGTACCGGCTCAAAGGCGGCGAGATCTGCCGTCCCGAGAACGTCCTCAACCAGGTCTGCTACGAGGCGGGCATCCGCGAGATGATCGTGCAGGGCTACCTGTGCCGACTACGGTCGCGCGGTGGCCGGGCCCGGGCCGACCTGTCCGGTGTGCATGTTCGCGGGGGTGAGTTCGTCGCCAGTGAAATGGAGGCGGCCATGGACCAGGACGACCTGGTGCGTTCGGCCTGCCAGGAAATCGTCGAACTGACCCGCGACCGAAACTCGGTCCTGATCTTCACCTCGAGCGTGGCGCACTGCCAGCATGTGGCCACCGAGATCACCCGCATCTCCGGGAAAGAATGCGGCGTCATCACCGGCGAGACCGCGTCCGCTGAACGTGCCGAGACCATCGCCCAATTCCGGGGCGAGCCGGTGCCGGACACGCTCTTCGAGCCGAAGCCGCCGCTCAAATTCCTGGCCAATGTCAACGTCCTGACCACCGGCTTCGATGCCACCAACGTCGACTGCGTCGTGCTCCTGCGCCCGACCATGTCCACCGGACTGTACGTTCAGATGGTCGGGCGCGGCACCCGCCTGCATCCCGGCAAGGACGACTGTCTGGTGCTGGACTACGGCGGCAACGTCATGCGTCACGGCCCGGTGGATGCGGTGCAGGTGAACACGCAGGGCAACGGCGACGGCGAAGCGCCCGCGAAGGAATGCCCCGAGTGCGGGGCGCTGGTGCATGCGGCCTACCAGGTCTGCCCCGAGTGCGGGGCGGAATTCCCGCCGCCGGACCGGCAGCCCCACGAGGCACAGGCGGACGGCTCGGCCATTCTCTCCGGCGAGATCACCGACACCGAGTACGATGTCCATGCGGTCTACTACTCGGTCCACACCAAGCGCGGCGCGGATGACGACCATCCCAAGACCATGCGCATCGAGTACCGCACCGGCTGGCAGCATTACGTCAGCGAGTGGGTCTGCCCGGAACACACGGGTTGGGCCCGGCAGAAGTTCGTGCAGTGGTGGACGGAACGGTCGATGATGCCGCCACCGACCAGTGCCGCCGAAGCGGCCCGCCTGGCCGAGGATGGCGCGCTGGCCGAAACCCGGAAGATCACGGTGCGTGCGGTCTCCGGGGAGCGGTTCGACCGGGTCATTGCCTACGAGATGGGAGAGAGGCCCGAATACTACCCCGAACCGGGCTGGAACGACTGCCGCGACGAAGAACCCGAACTCGCGCCAGCCGTCGCCTGGGACGATGACGACGATATCCCGTTCTGAGCAAAGGCGGCCGATGGACACCAGCGATGCAATCATCTCCGCCCTGAAGCTGTTCTACCAGCCGGGCGACGTCTTCGAAATCCGGGTGCTCGACGCCGAGCGCGCGGGGTTCCGGCGTCAGCACATCGAGTCGGGGTATTTCGACTACGCACACATTGGTGACGTACCGCAGACCCTGGCCGAGATCACCACGGCAATGGGTGTCTACATCACCATGAACCCGGTGAATCCGGCCTTGCTGGCACGCTCGGCCAACCGGCTGAAGACCGCGCGCCGCAACGAGACCACCAGCGACACGGACATCGTCTGCCGCCGCTGGCTCCTGGTCGACATCGACCCTGCGCGTCCGGCGGGGATCAGTGCCACCGACGCCGAGAAGGAGCTGGCCTTCGAGAAGGCGATGGTGGTCAGTGAAGGGCTCGCCTCCATGGGCTGGCCAGCGCCGGTGATCGTGGACTCGGGGAACGGCTACTACCTCCTCTATCGGGTCGATCTGCCTGCCGATGACGGCGGTCTGGTGCATCGCTGCATTCAGGCGCTGCAGCCGGTCGCCGACGAGCGTGTGCATATCGATCTGTCGGTGGCGAATCCGTCCCGCATCTGCCGCCTGCCCGGCACCTGGAATCGCAAGGGCGACGACATGCAGGACCGCCCGCACCGACCATCGGAGATCATGGACGTGCCAGGATCGCCACAGGTCGTTTCTGTGGCGTTGCTCGAGGCGCTGGCAGCCACGCTCGCGCCTCGGCCCGAAACGCGCCACACCGCGCCCTGTGCGCCCGTGTCGGGGCCCGGTGGCCGTCCCGGCGACGACTTCAACCAGCGCGGCGAGATCGCTCCCGTCCTCGAGGCCCACGGCTGGCAACGGATCGGTGAATCCGGCGGCAACCAGCTCTGGCGCAGGCCGGGAAAGGCAAGCGGCAACCACTCCGCCACGTTTGACGGACGCACCTTCTACGTGTTCAGCTCCGCCGCGCCGCCATTCGAGGCGAACCAGGGCTATTCTCCGTTTGCTGTCTACGCCATGCTCGAACATGGCGGCGACTATGCGGCTGCGTCCGCATCTCTGGCCGGGAACGGCTACGGTGCGGAATCTCCGACCGATGACGTGGACATCTCCGGCATCATCGCGATGTGCGGCGCACACCGCACCGATGACGCCGATAATTCAGAGATGTCGCCCACCACGCGGACATGTGCGAAATCTCGGTCGGACAATGCCGACAGCTCGGAGATCTCCGCCGATGATGCCGACAATGCGGACATGTCGGCCACCGAACGGACATGTGGCGATTCTCGGTCGGACCGTGCCGACAGTTCAGAGATCTGCGCCGATGACGCACACATCTCCGACCGACCCGCCGACCCCGGGCCGCTGCCCGATGCTCTCCTGCATGTCCCCGGCTTCATCGCCCAGGTGATGGACTACTGCCTCTCGACCGCGCCGTATCCGAACCCGACCCTGGCCTTCTGCGGCGCGCTCTGCCTGCAATCCTACCTGGCCGCGCGCCGGGTCCGGGACCAGCTCAACAACCGAAGCAACGTCTACATCGTGGCGCTTGCCAACTCGGGCGTCGGCAAGGACCATCCGCGCCAAGTCAACTCCGAGGTCGCCTACCAGGCCGGAGCGCTGCGCGGGATCGGGGATGCCTTCGCGTCCGGCGAGGGCATCGAGGACGCCATGTTCATCCACCAGACCATGCTCTTCCAGACCGACGAGATCGACGCCATCCTCGGCAGCATCAACCGCGCTCGGGACGGCCGCAACGAGATGATCATGCAGATTCTGCTGAAGATGTACGGATCGTCGCGCACCCGCTACCCGCTGCGCAAGAAGGCAGGACAGACCGAGCCGCTGGTCATCCAGCAACCGTCGCTGACCCTCTTCGGGACAGCGGTGCCGCAGTACTTCTACAAGGCCCTGAGCGGCCGCATGCTCAACAACGGACTCTTCGCCCGCACGCTGGTTCTCGATGCCGGGCCGCGCAGTCGCGGTCGCATGCCCGTGGCCGTTCCCGTGCCTCAATCGATCATCGACACCGCCTCCTGGTGGGTCAACTACAACCCCGGCGGCGTCCACAGCGGCAACCTTTCCGGCTTCCATCCCGAACCCGCCACCATCCCCGACACACCGGAAGCCACGGCCCGGAGCCAGGCCATCTGGGCGCTAACCGACGACGCCTACGAGGAAGCCCAGCAACAGGGCGACGAGACCAAGATGGCGATCTGGGCGCGCGCCTACGAGAAGGTCCGCAAGCTGGCGCTGCTCTACGCCTGCAGCGAGAACCACGAGAGCCCGCAGATCACCGTCGCCGGGATCGACTGGGCCTGGGCGATGGTCGAGCACCAGACCCGGCGCATGCTCTACATGGCCGACCTCTACGTGGCCGACAGCGAGTTCGACGCCGACTGCAAGAAACTCATCGAGATCCTCACACGCTGGGCCAACCGGAAACCCGGCGAATTCATGGCCCACTGGGACTTGAGCCGACGACTGCGGTGGCCCGAGAAGAAGATCGAGGAAGTCCGGGAATCACTCGTGGCGCAGGACTTGATCGAGGTCCAGATGCCGCAGCGGGGGCCTATGAAGCCACAGTACCGATTGAGGGGGTGAGTGATTGGACGACGGAGAGAACCTCCAGAGCATGGGAAAGTGCTTAGCCCTGCTGACCGTCCTCTTGCTGGGATTGAATCTTCGATTTCACCTCAGGCGGAAGTACATCCCAGCAGTTCCGCGCCGGAGCTGTGTGGTCACATTGCACGACCGGACAAAGCGCGCCGTTCTCATCGACGGTAATCGACATGAAACCACCCAGGCCCCCTCCCATATCCAGGCACCAACGACAGAAGCCGTTCTCCTCTGGATTGGGGTGCCCGTGGAGACAAGAGGTAAACCGCCCGCATTGTGGGCACTCCAGAAGTGACAGTGCACTTCCCACCTCTCGCAGCCCGAGACGGACCCGATTGAGGTCGGCCAATATCTCACCGGACGCCCAATCCGGAAGCGAGTGCAGCACGGCCCAAAGCACCAGTCCGCTCTCATAGAGCAGGTTGCCCGTCTGCACCTTGCAGGCCTCTGGCCAGTCTGTGAAGTAGTTCCCGACCTTCCGTTCACCAGCCTCGGTAAAGCAGGCAGGGCATACTCGGTCGAAGGCGAGAACGCGACCGCCTGTTCCGGACCTCCTGAGAGGGCAGCTCCCAATGTCGGGAACCGGCAACCGCGACTCAATCAGAGCACTACGGAACCGCTCTGAAGTCCTGCGGAACCTCTTCGTCAGCCAACGCGCAGAGCCGTGCTCAACGGCATGAAGGGCCTGCTCCAGAATGGCAAGCAGCATCCAAAGCCGGGGTGGGTCAGAGCGTTGCCATTGTGCCAGATACTCTCGAAGAGGCAACTCATCAGGATCTCCGCCGCAGAGAAAGCAGCGAAAGTGGAACATGGATATTTCAAGAGGTTGTGGCATCCCAGCTTCCGACCAGTTGTTCACGAGTCTTCCATCGCCGCTTTGTCGGCAACGGCCACCGAACCAGTTCTCCTTCCACGATGACCAGGAACTCGACCTGCAAACGCGCGACCAGGCCCCCAGCCATCAAGCCATCTTGCTTCTCTTATCCCGTGCTTTCTGCGCGATGTACTCAGCGCGGTAGAGCATGTAGCTAAGGCGGTGCATCCTCGGTAGCACATCGGCAGCAGCGGCAAACAGTTCACCGATAGACGTGCTCAAGGGCCAGCTGACAGTGAGGAAGCCGAAATCCATAAACGGATCGTCGTCAAACTCGTCGGTCGCCGCCTCGATTTCTGAATAGGCCCGGATCATCTTGAAGACGTTGCTCTTCCCTGCCGCCGAGGTGCGATTCTCTCCAAATCCGAAGTTGCCGAACTCGCCCAACTGCAACAGAATGCGCCAGAAATCATCGGGCATCTTCTTCAGGTGGATGGGGTACGGTATGCTGCATTCCATATAGTACTCATTCAGCAGATAAGCGCCGAAGCGGAAATCCTGCGCCATCTTCTTCGAGCGTGCGGAAGCAAGACCTCCGATATAGAAGAACTCCCACTCGTCGCGTGCCCTCAGCCCCTGACAGATGACCTGGAGCATCTCTGCGAAGCTCCGAAGATACAGCTCAAACACATCGACCGCTTCGTCGTTTTCGTCGCCATCGTCAAGCGTGTGGAAGTACGCATGAATCCTGTCCGTCCACTCGCTTATCTTGTCTTCTGATGGCCTCATTTTGTCCTCGATGGGAAGGTGTCTGCGTGTCTGGCGGCGCAGTCAATACGCGTGCTGCCGACGGAAGTACCAAAATAGCAATCCAGCACATCCCGTCAACCTGACTCGTGTAGGCCGCCTGGCACGATTTTCGAGCCCACCCGAAACCCCACAGAAAACTCCACAAACGGTCCACATCTGTGGAGTTCGGCCGCTCGTCACGGCAATTCCCGCCGGAAACTCCCCGTCCCGGACCAGCCCTGTGATGAGTTCTGTGGAGTTAATGTGGAGTTATTTTGAGCTGTAAATGACCGTATAATAGAGAGATAACTACTCTCTCCTCCAAAACTCCACAACTCCACACGCCTACCCCCTCACGCCGCTGAGCGCGTATCACGTGCGCGAGGTGTGGGGTTTCGGCTGAGGGCCATGGGCTGACGGCAAGCAGGAAGGGGGCAGGCCAAGGCGATAGGTACTTCCGGGCGAAACGAGGCCCGGCCCCGCGCGGGAACCAGTCGCCTTGTAGAGCACAGTTTGTTTTCGGTGTCCGGAGCAATTCCGGAAGGTACGATCCCGCCAGTTTGCCGGGGTGTGGTGAAAGAAATGGACATGGGCGCGTTGACTGCCCGACCAGCTCTTGAACCACACCGGAGACCGGCATCCATGCAAATCGAACTGCGCGACATCGACAGCATCACCCCCTACGAGAAGAACCCCCGCCTGAATGACGCCGCCGTGGACGCCGTCGCGGAGAGCATCCGTGAGTTCGGCTTTCGCCAGCCCGTCGTGGTGGATGGCGATGGCGTGATCATCTGCGGCCACACCCGCTGGAAGGCGGCGAAGAAGCTGCAGCTCGCGAAGGTGCCGGTCCACGTGGCTACCGACCTCACGCCCGAGCAGGTCAAAGCCTACCGCATCGCCGACAACAAGACCGCCGAACTGGCGGAGTGGGATTTCGATCAGTTGCGCATCGAGATCGCGGACCTCCAGGGGGCGGACTTCGACCTCGATGTCCTGGCGTTCGACGATGACGAGCTGACCCGCCTGCTCGGCGGCGACAACGAGGTCGTGACGGACGGCCAGACCGATCCGGACAGTGTCCCGGAGCCGCCCGACGAGGCGGTCAGCGTGCGCGGCGCGATCTACCAGCTCGGGGAACATCGCCTGATGTGCGGGGATTCCGCTGAGCCCGGCGACCTGGACAAACTCCTCGCCGGTCAGCCGATTCACCTGGCGAACACCGACCCGCCGTACAACGTCAAGGTCGAACCACGCAGCAACAACGCCATCGCCGCCGGACTGTCGAGCTTCACCCAGACCCACCATCAGAAGCTGGATGTCGAGCGCCACCCCGAGAAAGCACACGCCACCCACGCCCAACTCCGCCCAAAGGACCGTCCTCTGGAGAACGACTTCGTCACCGACGAGGAGTTCGACCGGTTGCTGGACGCCTGGTTCGGCAACATCGCGCGCGTGCTGCTGCCCGGCCACGGCTTCTACATCTGGGGCGGCTACGCCAACTGCGGCAACTACCCGCCGTTCCTGAAGAAGCACAAGCTCTACTTCAGCCAGGCGGTGATCTGGGACAAGCAGCACCCCGTTCTCACGCGGAAGGACTTCATGGGCGCGCACGAGTGGTGCTTCTATGGCTGGAAGGAAGGCGCGGCCCACCGGTTCTTCGGGCCGAACAACGCCACCGACCTCTGGCACATCAAGAAGGTCAATCCGCAGAGCATGATCCACCTCACCGAGAAGCCGGTGGCGCTGGCGGTGCAGGCGATCCAGTTCAGCTCCCAGCGCGGCGAGAACGTCCTCGACCTCTTTGGCGGCTCCGGCTCGACGCTGATGGGCTGCGAGCAGACCGGGCGTCGCGGCTTCCTGATGGAGATCGACCCGCTCTACTGCGACGTCATCCGCAAGCGCTGGGCCGAGTTCGTTCACGGCGAAGGCTGCGACTGGGAATCCCTCACCCCGAGAGAGAACGCCCCGGCGGATGCCGAGGCGTAGGAGAGGATGGATGTGTTCTGTGTGTCCCGATCAGGCGTTCAAGGCGAAATGGCCCCGCTCGACTTTGCGGAAGCGGGAGGCATCGCCCTTGGTGTTGATCTCGCGCAGGATCGCTGCGTAGAGCGTCCGGTCGGGTGTCTTACCTCCCCGCTTCGGTGCCCAGAGCCCCTGCTCGCGCGCCTGTTCGACCAGGTCCCTGCAACGCATCGCATCGTCGGTCTGCCCGAGAAGGTGGGCGGCCGCGTCCAGCAGGCTCATGGTCCCGCCGGTCTCGCCCGTGTCCGCGCCCTGTTCGCCGTTGTCGCGTTCCGTTCCCTGGTCCGGGGGTGGCTCCGTCTCGGTTGCGTCGGCGCGCGGGGTGGCCGCTTCCGGCGCGTCCGCCGGTTCGATGAACCGTTCCGCGCTGCGGATGGTCATGGTCCGGCCCGTGTGCGTCTCGACCAGCCAGCCGCCGTCCGGCAAGACCTCGGTCACGGTCACGCGGATGGTGTTGCGCCCGACCTTGCAGGTGTAGGCGGTCCCGATGTGGATGTCTTCGTTGCGCATGGTGTCTGTCTCCTGTGTTGCGGCTCAGCGCTCCGTGCGCTTGGCCTTGCGTCCCTGTTCCAGCCCGAGGTGGTACGCCGCCTCGAGCGCTGCTTGAATGCCCCATACGGAGCATTCGATGAAATCCAATCGGTCGCTCTTCCGTTCCGCAAGCGTCTCGACATCGAGATGCTGCTTCGCGATCTCCTCGAACTTCTTCTGGAGGCTTTGGTTGACGGCCATGGTCCTGTTCTCCTCGTGTTGGTGCGTCTACGCCAGGGCGTCGGCGACAGCGTCTTCGATCATCTTCCCGGTGGCCTCTTCGTCGTACCCGCCCATCACAAAGACCAATGTCTCTTTCAGGTTTTCGCGGATGTGTGCCAAGTCGCCGACGTGGCACCAGGTCAATCCGTCCTCGTTGGCCTTCGCGGCGTGGCCTTCGATTTCGCATTTCAGGAACTCGAGCATCGCGGCGATCTCGCGCTGGCGGGTCTCGTAGGTCTCTCTGGCGGTCTGTTTCGCGGTCGTCTTCATCGTGGCCTCCGTTCGTGTTATCTGGTGCGGTTCTCGCTCAACGAGAACATCTTACGCCACTCATTAAGCGGCCTCAGTGCGCCCTCAGCAAGGCGCGTCGAGCAGAATTCCGCGATGATTCTGGAGATTCTTCGATGACGTCCCGGAATCACGCCAATGAACCCCGAATCACGGCCATGGAGCCGCGCAAGATCAGTGACGTATTGACGCGCGCCGGGGCCCGGCACGTGTCGCCCGAAACCATCCAAGCGGACCTCGAGGCGGGTGCCCCGGTGAACGATGACGGGACCGTGAACCTCATCGAGTACGCCGCCTGGCTCGTGCAGAGGATGGCCGATGGCGATTGATCCCTCCAAACTCAAACCATCCGACCTGACGCGGCTCTTGAACTCGACGTCGCTGGGGACGGTGATCGATGACCGCCATCTCTACCGGCACCGGCAGCGCGCGGGCTTTCGCATCTCGCCGGACGGCCGCACGGTCAACCTATTCAAGTACCTGGCCTGGCTGGTGGACGAGCGTCACGGCCCGCAGCCCGAGCAAACCGCGCGCGACTACGAGGCGATGAAGGAGGCGGCCCGGGCCCGGAACGCCGCGCTGTCCGCTGCCGGGCGCGACATCGGGGAACTGCCGGAAGTGGTCGATCCCGAGCGGCGCGAGCAATGCCGGACCAGCTTCCGGGGGTTCTGCGACGCCTACTTCCCCCAGACCTTCCACCTGGAGTGGTCGGACGACCACCTGCGCGTGATCGCGAAGATCGAGCAGGCAGTCCTGCATGGTGGCCTGTTCGCCATGGCCATGCCGCGCGGCAGCGGCAAGTCGAGCCTTGCGGAGTGTGCATGTCTGTGGGCGATGCTCTACGGGCATCGGGATTTCGTGACGCTGATCGGCTCGGACGAGGGGCACGCCCTGGGCATGCTCGACTCGATCAAGACGGAACTGGAGTCGAACGACCTGCTGCTCGAGGACTTCCCGGCGGTGTGCTACCCGATCCACTCGCTCGAAGGGATCGCCAATCGCTGCTCGGGGCAGCTCTACAAGGGCGACCGCACCCAGATCGGCTGGACCGCCAACGAGATCGTCCTGCCGACCATCGCCGGAAGCGAGGCGTCCGGGGCCATCATCCGCGTGGCGGGCATCACCGGGCGGATTCGCGGGATGAAGTTCAAGCGGCCCGACGGCCAGACCGTGCGTCCGTCTCTGGTGATCCTGGATGACCCGCAGACCGACGAGTCGGCGCGGTCGCTCTCCCAGTGCGCCAACCGCGAACGCATCCTCGCCGGGGCCGTGCTCGGCCTGGCGGGGCCCGGGAAGAAGATCTCCGGCATCATGCCCTGCACGGTGATCCGGCCCGGCGACATGGCCGACCGCATTCTCGACCGGGAGAAGCACCCGGAATGGAACGGCGAACGCACAAAGATGGTTTACGCCTTCCCGGAGAACGAGAAGCTGTGGGAGAAGTATGCCGAGATCCGGGCGGAGAGTCTGCGGCAACACGGCGACCTCAGCGATGCTACGGCGTTCTATGTGACGCACCAGGACGAGATGGACGAGGGGGCGGATGTGGCGTGGGCGGCGCGCTTCAACCACGACGAGGCCTCGGCGCTGCAGCATGCCATGAACCTGAAGCTACAGGACGAGGCGGCCTTCTGGGCCGAATACCAGAACGAGCCGCTGCCGGAGGACCTCGGCGAAGACGAACAGCTCACGGTCGACGAGATCGCGCAGAAGCTGAACGGCCACAAGCGCGGGGAAATCCCCATCGGCTGCAACCACCTCACCATGTTCATCGACGTGCAGGGCAAGTTGCTGTTCTGGGCGGTGTGCGCTTGGGAGTCGGACTTTACCGGCTACCTCGTGGACTACGGCGCATTCCCCGACCAGGGGCGGCGCTACTACACGTTGCGCGACGCCAGTCCCACGTTGCTGGAGGTGAAAAGTGGTGCGGGCCTCGAAGGCTCCATCTACGCCGGGCTCGAAGCGCTGACCGGCAAGCTCCTGGGCCGCGAGTGGCAGCGCGACGACGGGGCCATGCTCAAGATCGGACGCTGCCTGATCGATGCCAACTGGGGCACGTCAACGGACGTGGTCTACCAATTCTGCCGCCAGAGCGCCCACGCCGCCGTGCTTTTCCCCAGCCACGGACGCTACGTCGGCGCGTCCAGCACCCCGTTCGCCGAGTACAAGAAGAAGCGCGGCGACCGGGTCGGCCACAACTGGCGCATCCCCAATGTGCGCGGCAAGCGTGCCATCCGGCACGTCCTCTACGACACCAACTACTGGAAGAGCTTCATCCACGCCCGCCTCGCCGTTCCCATGGGCGACCGAGGCTGTCTGTCGCTGTACGGGCGTGACCCGGTGGCGCATCAACTCTTCGCTGAACACCTCACCGCCGAGTATCGGGTGAAGACCGAGGGGCGTGGAAGAGTGGTGGACGAGTGGAAACTCCGCCCGGAAGCACACGACAACCACTGGCTCGACGGGATCGTCGGCTGTGCGGTCGCCGCCAGCATCGAGGGTGCGGTCCTGCCCGGCACCCAGGAAGTAGCCGCGCCCAAACGCGAGCGGATCAAGCTGTCTGATCTAAGGCGTCACCCAAGGCGCTGATTGCTCATCTTTCCGTAGAGAATCACCCGACATTTCCGCCAGTTCGCCGGATCACGGTGAAAGAAATGGGTATGCGCAGAAACCGCCCATTTCGGAGATGCCGATGACCGAGCCACTGGACCAGAACATCCGCGAGAACGCTCAGGGACCGCGCCGTGCCAGCGGCGATTCGGGTTCCGTTGAGCAGCACTCCCTCCAGGACCAGATGGCGGCCGACCGCTACCTGGCCTCGAAGGAAGCCGCGAAGCGGAAGGGGATGGGCATCCGCGTCGGCAAGATGATCCCACCGGGGGCCTGCTGACACGATGCTGACCATTCTCTCCAACCTGTTCAGGCGCTACCCCGACCAATCCCGCCAGCCCCGGAGCTGCCGGATCGTGCGCGGGCGTTTCGATGCGGCGCAGACTACGCCGGAAAACCGGAAGCACTGGGCCGCCGCCGATGGACACTCCGCCGACGCGGAGGCCAGCCCGGACGTGCGCAAGGCACTGCGGGAGCGTGCCCGATACGAGGTCGCGAACAACAGCTACGCCAAGGGCATCGTCCTGACGCTGGCGAACGACACAATCGGCACCGGGCCCCGGCTGCAGATGCTCACCGAGGACGATGAACTGAACCGCGACGTGGAGCGCGAGTTCAGCGCCTGGTCCCAGGCCGTACGCCTCCCCGAGAAACTGCGCACCATGCGCATGTCCCGTTGCCAGGATGGTGAGTCTTTTGCCATGCTGGTGGAGAATCCCGCCGTCGAGCACGACATCCAGATCGACCTCGGTCTGGTCGAGGCCGACCGAGTAACCAGCGACCTGAGTGTCATCGGACGTAGCGACGAAGTCGATGGCATCCGCCTGGATGCACACGGCAACCCCACGAGCTACCGGGTGCTGAAGCAGCATCCAGGCGGCTCGCAGTTCGACTACGGGCGGAACGCTCTCGACGTTCCCGCGCAGGCGATGATCCACATCTACCGGGCCGACCGTCCGGAACTGCACCGGGGCATTCCCGAAATCACCCCTGCGCTGCCCCTCTTCGCACAGCTCCGCCGCTACACCCTCGCGGTCCTGTCCGCCGCCGAAGCGGCCGCCGACTTCGCGGGCATTCTCTATACGGACGCGCCCGCGTCGGGCGAAGCCGATGCCGTCGAGCCGATGGACCTGGTGCAGCTCGAGCGCAACATGCTGCTGACCATGCCCGGTGGCTGGAAGATGGCGCAGCTCGATCCGAAGCACCCCTCGACCACCTATGCCGAGTTCAAGCGCGAGATCCTCAACGAGATCGCCCGCTGCCTGAACCTGCCGTACAACATCGCCGCCGGAAACTCGTCCGGCTACAACTACGCCTCCGGCCGCCTGGACCACCAGACCTACTACAAGGCCATCCGCGTGGATCAGGCCTTTATCGCCGCGCGTGTGCTCGACCGCATCCTGGCCACCTGGCTCCGGGAGTATGCCCTGATGCGCGACCTGGAGATCGAGGGCCCGCACCAGTGGTTCTGGGACGGGCTCGAGCACGTCGATCCCTACAAGGAAGCCAACGCCCAGCGCCTCAGGCTGGAGAGCAACACGACCACTCTTTCGCACGAGTACGCCCGCCAGGGCCTGGACTGGGAAGCCGAGCTTCGCCAGCGCGCCCGGGAAAAGACCCTCATGCGGGAGCTTGGCCTCATCGATCCCGACATCACCCCAACAACGCAGGAGAACCAAGACCATGAATGAGTTCGTGACCATCGAAGCCGCCGCCGAGGGCGGGAAGCCGAAAGTGAAGGGTGTGGCCTATTCGGGCGGCAAGATGACTCTGCCCGGCTGGAAACATCCGGTCGTCGTCGATCTGTCCGGGATGGAAATCCCCGACACCGTTCCGCTGCTGACCAACCACGAAAACCGCACTGGTTCCCGCGTCGGCATGGTCGCCGCGCGCGTCGAGGACAACGCCCTGCACATCGACGGCGAGATCGTCTCCGGCAACGGCCAGGCGGCGGGCATCGTCGAGCAGGCCGAGGCCGGGGCCGACTGGCAGCTCTCCATCGGGGCCGAGGTCAAGCAGTCCGATCTGGTCAAGACCGGTACGCGCGTGGTCAACGGCCAGGAACACGCCGCTCCCTTCTACCACGTCACCGCCTCCGTCCTGCGCGAGGTCTCAGTCGTCGCCGTCGGTGCCGACCAGGGCACCCGCATGCAGGTTGCCGCCTCCTTCACTCTCACCGGAAAGGTACCCATGCAGGATGAAAACACTCGCCGCACTCCTCCGCCTGCTGGCCCGGCTGCTGATCCCGCTCAGCGTGATCAGCCCGGCAACGCAACCCCCGACCCAGGAATCGCGGCCGCTCAGGCCGTGGCCGCCGAGCGCGAACGTATCGCGGGTATCCAACGCGTCTGCGCCGGAGAGTTCGCCGAGATCGAGCGCGAGGCCATCAATGCCGGTTGGACGATTCACGACACGAGTCAGAAGGTGCTCGCCGCCATCCGTGCCGCCCGGCCCGTGGCGGACGTGAACATCTCGGTCCGCCGCGATCCCGGTCCGGCCTTCGAATGCCGCGTGCTGGAAGCCGCCCTGTGCATGCGGGCCAACATCGGCGAGGACGAACTGGTGCGCCACTACGGCGACGAGGTCGTGTCCGGCGCAAGCCGCAGCCGCGACCTCAGCCTGCACCAGCTCTTCGTCGAGTGCGCCCGCCTCGAGGGGATCACGGTGCCCCGCAGCTTCGGCAATGACACCATCCGGGCTGCGTTCAGCACCGTATCGCTGCCGGGGATCCTCAACAGCGTGGCGAACAAGCGTCTGCTGCGCAGTTTCCAGGCGCAGCCGGTGATCGCCACCCGCCTGTGCAGCGAAGGCGAACTCAACGACTTCAAGGAGTCGGAGCGCTACCGCCTGACCGATGTCGGCGATCTGGAGCCTGTGGCTCCGGACGGCGAGATCAAGCACGGCGGCCTCACCGAGGAGAAGGCCACCAATCAGCTCGGGACCTTCGGCAAGATCTTTGCCCTGACCCGGCAGATGATCTACAACGACGACCTCGGGGCCTTCCTCAAGGTGCCGGACGGCATGGGTGCCCGGGCGGCCCGGAAGATCGACCAGCTCTTCTTCACCCGCCTGCTCGGAAACCCCGGCAACCTGTTCAGCACCGCCCACAGGAACTTCCGCGACGGTACCGACACCGCGCTTTCCGGCGAGAGCCTCGGGCTCGCGGTGCAGCTCTTCCTGGACCAGGTCGATGCCGACGGTCAGCCGATCAACATCAGCCCGCGATTCCTGCTGGTGCCGACCACGCTGAAGATGGCCGCGCGCGAACTGCTGAACTCGACGTTCTTCATCGCCACGGGCACGAGCGAGAAGAAGCGCATCCCGACCTACAACGCCCTGGCGGACGAGGATCTGGAGGTCATCAGCTCTCCCTACCTCTCGAACGCCAACTACACGGGGGCTTCGAGCCTTGCCTGGTACCTGTTCGCCGACCCGGCGGTCGTGGACACCTTCGAGATCGGGTACCTCAAGGGCCAGCGCATGCCCAAGGTCGAGAAGGGCGACGCCGACTTCGACACGCTCGGCATCAAGTTCCGCGTCTACTTCGACCTCGGCGTCCGTGAACAGGACTTCCGGGGGATGGTGAAGTTCAAGGGCGAGTAACCCAATCCGCAACTCACAGGAGATACGAGACATGAACGCAGTTTTCAGACAACGCGGCGACGCCATCGACTACATCCCGGCTTCCGACGTGAATGCCGGGGACGTGGTGGTCCAGAACGACCTGGTGGGGATCGCCAAGCTCGACATCAAGGCCGGAGAACGCGGGGCCCTGGCGCTGACCGGCGTCTACACGATCCCGAAGGCGACGGGGGCCGGAACGGCCATCGACGCGGGAGTGAAGCTTCACTGGAACGCCAGCGGCGCGGTCGTCACGCCCGACGCAGACGACGGCGGCACGCCGCCCACGACCTATCCCTACCTCGGCAATAGCATTCTCGATGCCGGGGACGACGACGAAACCGTCCAGGTAAGGCTCGATCAATGACCGGGCAGCGCCCGGAGGCATACGTCGCGATGACGGTCTCCGGGCGCTCCATCGCGGTTCGCCGCGTGCGAAATCAGAGGTGAATCCATGCCCAATATCCTGGGAAAAGCCGCCGAATGGCTCGAGCGCCAACGCCATCAGCATCTGACCACCGCCGTGTGGTTCGAGCGCGATGGGAAACGCATCGGGCTCCAGGCCACGATTGGCAGGACCAGGTTCGAGAGCACCGACGAGTATGGCCGCGTGCTGCACACCGAGTCCCGCGACTTCCTGGTCCGGGCCGCGGACCTGATGATCGACGGCACGGCGGTCCTTCCCCGGCCCGGCGACCTGATCATCGAAGGCGACCTGCACTACGAGGTGATGTCGCCCGCGGGCGAACCCGAGTGGCGCTGGTCGGACGTGAACCGAAGCACGCTGCGCATCCACACCAAACAGATCGACGAGGAATAGACCCGATGCCGAACGGCACCACCAACAATCCGGACAGCCGCGACCTGTGGATCGTGGTGAACGAGATGCGCGAGGACGTCGCGGAGATGAAGGGGATGCTCAAGCTGCACATGAGCGATCCCAGCATCCACCATCGCCCGCCCTGCGTGCAGGTCCACGAAGTGCAGAAAACCATCCTCGCGGCTGCGGGAGCTTCGCTGCTGGCTCTGCTGGCGGCCATCGGCTCCATCGTCGCGAGCGTACTGAAATGAGGTAATCAAACGTGGCCACCGTCACCGCCATCGCCAATGCCGTCGCCGCCAAGATGAACGCAACCGAGTTCTCCCAGGAATTCGAGGCCGAGGTCGTCTTCCGGCCGATCTTCGACCTGCGCAACCTGCGCAGCCTGAAGATCTCGGTCGTGCCGCGTGCCGTCAGCTTCGAGCGTGCCAGCCGTCAGGCCAACTCGCGCCTGGTGCAGGTGGACATCGGCGTTCAGCGCAAGCTCGGCGAGGACGGTGACATCGAGCGGCTTCTCGAACTGGTCGAGGAGATCACCCTGTGCTTCGGCGTCGGAAAGCGACTGCCGGACTACCCCGAGGCGCTGTGCGTGGAGATCGAGAATGAGCCCGTCTACGCACCCGAGCACATCGACCAGTACCGGCAGTTCACCAGCGTGGTAACCCTGACGTTCGAGGTGATCCGATGAACAGCACCATCATGCGCCGCATCGAGGTCGCGGCCGACTACCAGCCCCTGTCGAACACGCCACTCATCGGCTCGTTCGAGATCAGCTCGGTGCCGACGAACACGGCGACCGTGTTCTTCCGGGGCGACGACGGCAGTGAGGTGCCGTGGATGCCCGGCGAGTACCACGCCGTCTACCGGGTCGATCTGTCGCGCATCCTGGTCAAGGGCACGCCCGGAGACCTGGTCACCGTCATCGGAGGGACTTGGTAATGGGCTATTTCCCCGTTCCCGGCGGCGGCAGCGGCACCGATCATCAGCACGCCAACAAGGCCGTGCTCGACGCCCTGCAGAACGCCGGAAGCGGGGCGGTCATCACCGAAGCCGAACGCGCCTCGCTGGACGGGGCGTTCACGATCCCGCCGGGGACGGAAGCGCTGTGGAACAGCGATCCCCCGGAGACCCTCGGCGAGGCCGTTTCGAAGCTGGCAGTCCTGCTGGCCAAGCATCTCGGCGTTTACAGCGAACCCAACCCGTAAGCACAGGAGAACAGAACCATGGCAGACCACAAGATCCTCATCGGCGACCTTCAGAACGGAATGGTCGTCCACCACCAGGGCCAATGGGCCGAAAACGACCGGGTCACCGACCCGCAGGGCCGGTCTCTTGCCCTTGCCTTCGAAGTCGCGGCAGCTGGGTATGGCATCAGCGGCGCGGTCGACACCTATGCCGAGCTGCCCGATCCGGCCACGCTGCCCGCGAACACGCTCTACATCGTCCGCCAGGACACCGGCGCGCCGAACGGCAACGGCCTATACCGCATCGAGGGCGATCCCGCCGCGTGGGTGTTCCTCGACGCCCTCAACCTCCAGCAGGCCTCCGAGGTGCCCTACGACAACGCCGGGTCCGGTCTGACCGGCACAACCGTCCAGGCGGCGGTCGATGAGATCGCGGCCCAGGGCGCTCCCGTCGCGGGAGACGGTATCGAGGACAATGCCGGAGTCTGGTCCGCGCGGCTGGACAACGCCACCCTCGAAATCGGGACCGGCGACACGCTCGTGACCCTGGCCGGTGCCGGGTCGCCCGCCGAGGCCAACGCGCAGTACAAGGACACGGGCGTTGACTTCGGCGGCAAGTCCGTGTGGTCGCCGGACGGCGTCGATCTCAACCTGGTCCACTTCGACATCAGTGCGGTCCTGCAGCAATGGTGGATGACGGACCGCGTTCCGGGGCTCATCGGCGACATGGAATGCGTCCAGATGGACGGGGGCGACAACTACCAGTTCGGCCCGGACCAGGTCAACGGCATTCACCTGCTGCACACCGGCACGCACCTGCAGGCGGACGCCGTGTACTCGAAGGCAGGCACGGTCGCCGGACACCGCATCCGCTTCGACAGCGGCAGCGACCGCTGGGTGTTCGAGGATGACATGTACGGCGGGATCATGTTCCAGGCGTCGACCACCGGCCTTGCCGGACTCACCGGCGCGTGGGAAGACGCCACGGGAGGCATGGGCGTTACCCCGCCGACCAGCGTTTCCACGACGCCGACCATGCTGCGGGCGGACAACGCCTTCTTCCCTGACCGCTTCTACCTGCCGGATGCCTCGGGCCTGACCGCAAACCTGACCTGGAAACGGTTCGGGGTGCACTACAACGGCACGTGGATTTACGGGGATGCGGCCGGAAGCGATCCCACCACCATCTACCACGACGGCACGAGCTGGCGGGTGATGCAATACGCCATGGACATGGGTGGCGCATCCACCAACGTCCCGGAATCCACCTCCCCGGTCGGCCTGACCTTCGACGAGTGGATGCAGCCCGCCACCATGGGCGTAGCCGAGGCGGAGGCCCACTTCACCGCTGCCACCGACGCCGGGGATTCTCCGGCGGATGCGGCGACCTTCGCGGCCGCCCGGCACGGCACGGGCACGGCCACCGTCACGCTCGGAACCGGTGCGGGGCCCATCCGCGTTGCCGATGAGGGCGTGGGCGCGGTCCAGCTCGCGGCTGCCGTGGCCGGGACCGGTCTGGTTGGCGGCGCGGGCAGTCCGCTCGCCCTGGCTCCCTACGCGGACGGCACCGACTACCAGAGCGGCACCGCCTGGGCCGGAGGTGCCCCGACGACCTACGGGGAGGCCATCGACCGGATCGCCTCCGCGCTGGCCCTCCACTTCGGCACCGCCATCTGAGGCTGATCATGATCCGCATGAAGTCAACCAGCCGATTCGAGCGGAGAAAGGTCCGGCGGCGTGTCGCCGAGGGCTCGATCCGCTCCCTGGGACACGCCGGAGCGGCGTTGCGCCTGACCGCCAGGCGGAGCATCCGGCGATCCGCGAAAGCCTCGCGGCCCGGGCGGCCGCCGCACACCCGTCGCGGGCAGCTCAAGCGGGCCCTGCGCTACGCGGTGGAGAAACAGCACGAGCGCGTGCTCATCGGCCCGACCTACACGGTCGTGGGCCGGTCCGCCGCCGCGCACGAGTTCGGCGGCCGCTACAAGCGGCAGGTGTACCCCAAGCGCCCGCTCATGGGCCCGGCGCTGGAGAAAACCAGGAGCAGGCTCCCACGCATGTGGGCCAACTCCGTGAAGGCATAGGAACCGATTCAACCGGACGGGCGCAGGCCCGGCCACCAACGCAGCAGCAACAGGAGATCTGAACGATGTCGATCAAACTCGGAATGGAAGCAAAGCTCTACTACGGCGCGGCGGGTGCAACCGCCACCTCGGAGCTGACCAACGTCAAGGACGTCACCCTCAACCTGGAGTCCGGCGAAGCCGACGTGACCACGCGGGCCAACGCCGGATGGCGGGCCACCATCGGCACGCTGAAGACCGGCTCGGTCGAGTTCGAGATGATCTGGGACTCGGACGATGCGGGCTTCACCGCGATCAAGGATGCCTACTTCGCCAACACCCCGATTGCCCTGGCGATCCTCGACGAAGCGGGCGGCGAAGGGCTCGACGCCGACTTCTCGATCACCAGCTTCAGCCGCAAGGAGGCGCTGGAGGAGGCGATCACCGTGTCGGTCACGGCCAAGCCGACCTACTCGACCCGTGCCCCGGCGTGGGTGGAACCGACCCCGTAACCCCGGCAGGCGGGGCGGGTGGTCGCGTTCCGGCCGCCCGTCCCGCCGCCTGATTCCCGTACTCAACGGAAGGAGTGCTTACCGATGAAGACCTTCAACGACAACGCGGGCCGCACCTGGACCGTGGCGGTCAACGTGGCCGCGATCAAGCGCGTCCGGACCGCGCTCGATGTGAACCTGATGGAGGCGGTCGAGGGCGATCTGCTCGAGCGTCTGTCCTCCGATCCCGTGCTGCTCTGCGACGTGATCTACGTGGTGTGCAAGCCCGAGGCCGACGCCCAGAACGTGAGCGACGAGGACTTCGGACGGGCCATGGCGGGCGACGCCATCGAACACGCCACCACCGCGCTGCTGGAGGAACTGGTCGATTTTTTCCCCCAGGGCAAGCGCCGGGTGCTCCACAAGGCGCTTGCGAAACTCCAGGCGGTGGAAGCGAGGGCGGTGGAGTACGCCCAGGCGAGACTGGAGGACCCCGAACTGGACCGCCGGATCGAGGCCGCGCTGAACTCGCCTACCGATCTCTCTTCGAGCTTGCCGCCGTCGTCGGAGTAGACCCCGGGCCGCACACGCTGCGCGAGCTGCTCTGGATGTCCGAGTCCCGCAGCCGTGATGCGTGGCGGCATACGGCGGCGGTCCTGGCGCTGATCGCCAACGTGAACCGCGACCCGCGCAAGCACCGCCGTTTCAAGCCGGAGGATTTCAACCCGCACGAGCAGAAGCCGAAGACCGTGATCAAGGGCAAGGGCCTGCGCATCCTCCGGGACATTTTCGTCAGCCGCGAACCGAACAGAAGGACCAGCTAACCGATGCCGTCCAGTGCCGACATTCGAGCCGGAGCCGCCTACGTGGAGTTGTCCGTCAACAACTCCGCGCTGGTGCGCGGCCTGAAGGCGGCCCAGCGGCGGCTGAAGGGGTTCTCGGCCTCGGTCACCGCCGTGGGCAAGCGCATGATGCTGATGAGCGGCATGATGGCCATGCCGTTCATTGGCGGGGTGAAGGTGTATGCGGATTTCGAGCAGCAGATGGCGAACGTCTCGACCATGCTCTCGGAACCCGAGAAGCACATGCCCGGCTTCCGGGACAGCATTCGCGACATGTCGGTCGAGTTCGGCGAGGGCACCGAATCGCTGGCCAAGGGGCTCTACGACATTCTGTCCGCGTCGGTTCCCGCCGAGAAGGCGCTGGACGTTCTCGCGACCTCCGCCCGCGCGGCCAAGGCCGGTCTGACCGACACCGGTGTCGCGGCGGACGCGATCACCACCATTCTCAATGCCTACGGGCTGGAGGCGGAACGGGCCGCCGACGTCTCGGACTGGCTGTTCACCATCGTCAAGCGCGGCAAGACCACCTTTGCCGAACTTGCGCCCAGCATCGGCATGGTGGCGACGACGGCTTCGACCGCCGGGGTGTCCATGGACGAGATGGGCGCGGCATTGGCAACCATGACCCGCAACGGCGTCAAGACCGACAACGCGGTCACCGCGCTCAACGCCATCATCTCCAGCTTCCTCAAACCCACGTCCGAGGCGGCCGAATACGCCCGCAGTCTCGGTTTCGAGATGTCCTCGGCGACCCTCGAGTCCGAGGGGCTGGTGGGGGTGTTCAAGCGCATCGGCCAGCTGCCGCCGGACGCCATCGCCAAGCTCTTCCCGAATGTGCGAGCCCTCCGGGGTGTGCTTCCGGCCCTCAGGAATATGCAGGGCTTCGGTGACGACCTGGCGGCCATGGGTGGCCGGGCCGGGGCGACGGGCGAAGCCTACGGCAAGATGACCAAGACGCTGACGCACAGCTTCAACCAGCTCAAGCAGGCGGGACTTTCGGTGCTGTCGGTGATTGGCGAAGCGCTGGCCGAGCCGGTCGGCAAGGCGGCCAAGGCGATCACCCGCTACGCCAAGATGGTCCAGGAACTGATCCAGAACAACAAGGGCATGGTCCTCACT